GCAAAGCGGGCGCACAGATTGGCATGAAGATAGCTGAACAGATTACTAACCCTAATAAGCCGACAAGATAATGGCAGATTTTGTTGACCCGCAGTTTATAGATTTGATATTGTCGCGTTTAAACGAGGCAGAAGGTCACCTAAAGGAAACCTTAATTGCAGGAAGTATTGAGTCAATGGAACAATACAAAGTAGTAAGGGGGCAGATCGAAGGATTACAGATGGCTAAACGTGAGATCACGGAAGTCAGCGAAAAAATGTTTACTGAAATTTAGTACCACAGGGTACGAAGGTTAACCGCTTCCTTTTAAGCGGTATATTAAGGGTAAACAAGATGGACGTAGTAGCAGAAACTACAATACAAGCGGTGGAAGAAGCGTCTGATGCAGAGAAGGCGAAACAACTACCAGAACCATCAGGGTATCATATTTTAATTGGTATACCTGAAAGCGAAGAGAAAACGGATGGCGGGATACTTAAGGCAAGACAAACTATCGAAATCGAGGAAACAGCCACGATTGTTGGGTTTGTGCTTAAGTTGGGGCCAGACTGTTATCAGGATAAAAAGCGATTTCCTAGCGGGCCTTGGTGCAAAGAGGGCGACTTTATAATCATGCGTGCATACAGCGGAACAAGGATTAGCATACATGGCAAAGAGTTTAGACTTATCAATGATGACACAGTGGAAGCTGTTGTCGAAGATCCAAGGGGGATAAGTCGTGTCTGAACCAGCATTTCCTGAACCACAAGAAACTCAAGCGGAACTAGATCTTAACCCTCAAGAGATTGAGGATATAGAAGTTGAGATTGTTGATGATCGACCCATAGAAGATCAGAGAGAGGTAAGACCTCAAGCAGAGCCTTTCCGTCTTGATGAAGAAATAGATAATATGGACGAAGACGTTAAGAAAAGAACGAATCGTCTTAAATACGAATATCATCAGCAGCGCAGGGAGAAAGAAGAAGCCCAGCGTATGCGTGATGAAGCCATTCAATTTGCTCAACAACAAAAGCAGCAGAACGATCATCTTCAAGGATTGGTTGGAAGAAGCGAGCAAGCGTTGTTACAAAGCGTTCAGACTCGCACAGAGGCTGAGTTAGAGGCAGCAAAGCAAGCATACAAGAAGGCCCATGAAGAGGGCGATACGGATGCAATGGTTGCCGCACAAGAGCAGTTGTCAAAAATACAGGCAGATAGAACGTACATACAAAACTATCAGCCTCAAATGAATCCAGAGCCGAGTGTACCTGAACAGCAGATACCTCAACAACAAACGGCGACAGCGCCGCAACAGCAACCTATGGACCCGAATTTGGTTTCGTGGTTGCAAAAAAACCCTTGGTTTGGAGCGCCCGGAAACGAAGCTTTAACAGGCTTTGCCTACGGTTTAGACGAAATGTTAAGTAACCGTGGCGTAGTAAGAAACTCACCAGAGTATTTTTCTGCGATTGACAAAACGCTCCGAGAAAGTTTTCCAAGAGCATTTAATGTTGAAGAAGAGCAGTCTGAAACAACACAACGAAAAACTTCTGCGGTTGTTGCTCCCGCTGGAAGAGCGGGTAAGAAGTCTCGAAAAGTTAGGCTAAACGAAACGCAAGTTAGATTGGCAAAGCGATTAGGGATTACTAACGAACAATATGCAGCACAGTTGAATAAGGAGAATGTTTGATGGAAGAAGATGTTTTAGTCGGAGAGGAATCTCAAGACAGAAAGCCAAGGGATTTAGAGTCGCGCAATAACACAGCGCGTTTAGAGCAATGGTCACCTCCACCTATATTGCCAGATCCAACACCTCAACCCGGATGGGTGTTTCGGTATATCCGAACCTCTATGACGGGGCAAAGCGATGCGACTAATGTGTCACAGCGTTTTAGAGAAGGTTGGGAGCCTTGCAAGATAGAAGACCATCCAGAGTTGGAAATCATTCCAGACCATGATTCACGATTCCCCGGATGTGTCGAGATCGGAGGATTGCTATTGTGTAAAGCTCCAAATGAAGTTGCGGAAGCTCGTCAGCGTTATTACGAGAATGTAGCTGCTCAACAAATGCAGAGTGTTGATAATTCGTACATGAAAGAAAACGATCCAAGGATGCCTTTATTAAAGCCTGATCGTCAAACTCGTGTCACGTTTGGGCGTGGTTCTTAGGAATCACATATATTTGTTTAGACGAGGTAACACATAATGGCTACTACAGCAGCCCCATCGGGTGCAAGACCTGTCAATACTACGAGCGCTAGTGGCTCGTTTAATGGCAAGGTTCAGCACATTAAGATAGCTAGTGGTTATGCTACTGCTATATTTTATGGCGATTTTGTTAAGTTAGTTTCTGCTGGTACTGTTGAAAAGGATACTGGCACAACATCTTTAACTCCAATCGGTATATTCTTGGGATGTAAATACACAGACCCAAGCACAAATCAAATGACCTTTAATCAACAGTGGCCCGCTTCAACGGTTGCTAGCGATGCAGAGGCATATGTTATTACTGACCCCAACGTTGTATTTTTAATGCAAAGTGATGCAGCAATTGCTCAAACAGCTATTGGCGCAAACTTTGCTGTTGTACAAACAGCGGGATCAACATCTATTGGTCGAAGCAAAAATGCAGTAGACGGAAGCACCGTAGCAACTACTAACACGCTACCGCTAAGAATCTACGATTTTTGGACAGGGCCAAATAGTGCAATCAATGACACCTATACAGATGTCATTATGAAGTTCAATGTTGGTCACCAGTACGTTAATACTACTGGCGTTTAAAGGAGATTAAAGAATGGCTATTTCAAGAGCGCAAATGCTTAAGGAACTCCTGCCGGGACTTAATGCCCTTTTTGGCTTGGAGTACAATAAGTACGAAGACGAACACGCAGAAATTTATGAGACTGAATCTTCAGATCGTTCTTTCGAGGAAGAGGTTAAGTTGAGTGGATTTGCTGCGGCCCCAGTTAAGGACGAAGGTTCAGCTATCAGCTATGATACTGCGCAAGAGTCTTTCACTGCTAGGTATAACCACGAGACAGTTGCGATGGGTTTCGCAATTACAGAAGAAGCTATGGAGGACAACCTCTATGACTCACTGTCTGCTCGTTATACCAAGGCATTGGCAAGAGCTATGGCTTACACTAAGCAAGTCAAAGCTGCTAATCCTCTTAACAACGGTTTCACTAATTCATTTCAGTCTGGTGACGGGGTAAACCTATTCACTGCATCTGGTGATGGTGTTACTGGTGGTGACGGTCACCCAACAGTTGACGGTGGTAAGAACGATAATCGTCCTGCTACTGGAACTGATTTGAATGAAACGTCACTTGAAGCAGCGGTTATCCAGATTGCTGGATGGACTGATGAGCGTGGTCTATTGATCGCAGCTCGTCCTAGAAAGTTGATTGTTCCACCTAACAATATGTTTGTGGCAACTCGTATTCTACAGTCAGAGGGAAGACCTGCGACTGCGGATAACGATATCAACGCAATCCGTACTAACGGTACAATTCCAGAAGGTTATTCTGTCAATCACTATTTGACAGACACTAACTCATGGTATCTGATTACAGACGTACCTAACGGTATGAAGCACTTTGAACGTGCTGCTTTAGAAAATTCGATGGACGGTGATTTCGATACAGGTAATGTTCGATACAAGGCGCGAGAGCGTTATAGTTTCGGCGTATCTGACCCATTGGGAATCTTTGGATCACCCGGATCGTCTTAAAAATATGGGGGGAGCTTGTCTCCCCCTTGTTACCTGACTGTTGTATAATCAGCAGACACTAGCCAAGACAGGAGACAATACATGGCTAATACTACTTTTACAGGTGCTGTAAGATCTGAAAGCACCTTCAAAACCGTAAGCAAAAATACTAGCACTGGTGCTATTACTGAGATTGCAACTCTTGGTGACGGGCCTGTTAGCCTTTCCGATGGAGATGTAACGCTTACTAACGCAACTCATAGCGGCAGAATTCTGCTTGTTCCAGATGGCGGTCAAGACAATACTTATACATTGCCAGCTCCAATTGCCGGATCTATGTTTAGATTTGTTTATGCGGGCGGTGCTGCGGATGCTACTGACGCTATTATTGTTACTCCCGGTAATACTAATTTTTATATTGGCGGTGTTACATTCCTAGATACTGACAATGAAGTCAGCGCAGTTTTTTCTGATGGCAACTCAAATAGCAGTATTCAGATAAACGTACCTGCTGGATTTGATGTAACTATTATGGGTTTAAACACTACTAACTACCAAATATTCGGTAGTGTAACGGGCGCGACTGCTCCTGCATTTGCTGACCAGTAATAGGAGGCATTTATGGCTGACGCAGTATCAACCCAAACTATTCAAGATGGCCCTAAGACAGCCATCTTTAAGTTTAACAATGTCAGTGATGGAACGGGTGAAAGCGCAGTAACTAAAATAGATGTTTCTGCGTTAACGCCAAGTATTACGGGTGCATCTTGCTCGTCTGTTGTTATACAAAAAATCTATTATCAAACCATTGGTATGGGCGTAAAGATATTATTTGACGCTTCTACTGATGACCTTGCGTGGCAATTAGCTGCGGATTGGACTGATACATTAGACTTTTCAGAGTTTGGATTACCAGATCCATTGTCCTCTGGAACTACAGGCGATGTGAAGTTTACTACGACAGGCCACTCTAGTGGTGATGTTTATGTTGTTGTAATGCAAGTTGCGAAAAGGTTTGGATAATGCTTAGTGAATTTGATGAAAAGATGGTCTCGGTTTTGTTTTGTCTTACTGATCCTTCCGATCCTTGCAATATAGTTATATCGCTGGATCAGGATGTGGATGTAGTAATACTAGAAACTATAAGTGTTATACCTGTAGCGCACAAAATGTCGCTAGAGCAATTCCTTAATATGCCAGATCAAACAATTAAACAACTAGGTAAGGAGCTGCAAAGCTCTTTAAAAAAGGTGATTTAATGGCTGAAAGCAAAATAACTAAGGTTATGAAGGAGTTTAAATCTGGAGACTTGAAAACAGGCTCTGGTGAAAAAGTCACTAGCCCGAAGCAAGCTATGGCAATTGCTATTTCTGAACAGAAAGAAGCAAAAAAAATGGCAGAGGGTGGGATGGTTCCTGAACCTAAAACTGTTGCTCGTGGAAGCGGCGCAGCTCGAACTCAATACTTTAGGAAGAATGGATAATGCCAGATACTATAGATACAAAAAAAGCCTTAAGAGAAGCGCTTATGCAAGGAGCTTCAGTGGGTGGTATTGGCGAAGCAAATGAATTTGTTTCTGATAGCAATGCTTTTGCAGAAGATCAACGTAAAGTTATGCGTGATTCTGAAAAAGCTAAAATGGCATTGAAAGCCGCTATGAAAGCAGCAACTGGGGCAAGAGGCTCTTTGTCTGAAGCAGCAAGAGAGCAAGCTGCAATGGAGGCTTATAATGCACCCATACCTATTAGGCGTTTATTTGATCCATCAGGAATGAAGGGCGGCGGAAAGGTTTCTAAGTCAGGGCGATCATATCGCGGTTAT